CTCCCAGGTCGGAATTGTGATAAAAATTATGTCATAATTATATTACCCCATTCTTGCCAGCGATCATTTTCTATATCATATCGTCTGATAAATAATTTACAACTACTCACATCAACGATAATTTGAGTAATATAATACCCGGATGAAAATACAAGCAGTTGTGCCCAAGATGTAGGAACATTGTTCCCTTCAATATTGAACAATGAATAGGCACCTGCATCTTTAAAATCATCCAAATTAATTTCACCTCTAATGTTACCTCGATTCCTGAACCAAGTTTCATTTACTCCTAGCAGTCCTCCCAGAAGGATTAAAAACTTAGATTTTGATAAGAAATTTCAATATTAGCATTATTACTACTAACATTGATTATACTCATTCTTGCTTTGTAATCAGTTGTATCAAATCTAAATTCAAGACCGAGCTCTTTTATACTGTTACCAGCTATAGTTGTAACAGCATTGTGGAATTCATCGATTAGCAACAATGAAAATGCAGCAGATATATAAATATTTCTAATTACTACAAGTCCTGCACATATTCCTAATTCGTAAGATTCATTACTTCCTAATATTATATTTTTATAATCAAAGGCTTTCTTCAAGTAATTAACCCCTATGAGTTCTCCCAGGACTTTCGCGGCAGCCGAAGAAGATGTTAAAGTTGGGTTCTTGGAACCGTCCAAAGTACGGAGCCAAGAGAAGGTGTCGGACTGGGGCAACTGGTCCTCAAACTCATCTGTTCCGGCTGCCGTAGCGGCAGCAAATGTTGATATTTCTGATGCAGCGGAAACAATCCGTGCGGAAACTAATTCTGTCATCTCATCGACGGTCACCTGTCGTTCGTTGCCGTTTTTATCCACAGCTTTAAAGCCAACTATATTATTCAAGTCCATAATGCAAATTTTAAAATTAAAACAAATACTTCACCCATGCAAAATAATTACTGTTCTCAATATAATTCGGATCATCCTCGTTGGAATATGCCTCCCTCTCAAACGATACCGTCTTATACGCCCTGCCGGCATCCTTCAACCGTACCGCCCTGACCAGCCACTCCACACCATACCAGAGATAGAATGCCAGCCCGGCCAGCACCAGCCACCAGGCGGAAAGGTCAAAACACAATAGCAAGATCCAGATAACTGTACCGGTGGCAACTGCCATCTCAACCCATTGACGGGCGTGGGTACACTCATGGTTTCTCACTTTCTGAGTGATTTTCTCTTCCGGTCGCTTGCTTAAAACAAACGGACCGATTGTTATCGTATGGCAAGAACTGAACGCAAGCAGCACCTTTGCCAGAAGGTTGTTACAATATACCTTTTTCATAGCGTTTCTATTTCTGATTCAAGTTCAGCAATATGGTTGTCTATACACGTATTCACCTCGTCATTGAAGTTCGCTATATCCAGTTCCACACATCCGGCACTTGACCGGGCGCTACTGTAGATACGGACATAGCCTCCGTTATTCAATGTATTTTTCGCCAGCTTCAGTTTCGCCAGTTCGTCATTGATTCGGCTGGCGCGTTCCAAATTCTCAATCTTCATGTTGTTCCTCCTTCTTTTTATCCAGATAATCATTCAACGAATCGGCCAGCAAGCCGGACAACATAGGGGTAGAACGTCTTATGATATCCACTTCCTCTTCGTCAAGTTCCACACCATCTACAGTCGACTTGAAGATTTTCTCCGCAAGGAGATGCGCCTTCAAGCCCGCTACGTTCTTATATATCCAGTCACCGAAGGCCTCAGTGATGTTACTGGCTATAAGCTTTTCTTTTTTAATCCCATCATAAATAGGGAATTGTGCAAAATTTATTCTCATACTTTATATTTAAATTATCCGCAATAAACATAACCCAATAATTACCCATACACTTAATGAAGCCGGATGCAAAATCCAAATCAATATAAGACACCTCCTGTCCTCCGGGAGCAGGCAGGATCCGTCCTCCTGTCAATCTTACTCCGCCGCTCATACGTTTGAAGTATATAGTATGTCCCGGAACATCCGGAGGAAGTGTCACTTCTATATTACCCGTATTAATAAACATCACATTATCATCGTTGTTGTTCAATGAAGCTTTGACAGAGATATTCCTCCAGTTGCCAACTATGCCACGAAGAGAAACATAGCTGTCATTGTTCGGATGAAGGAAAATGTTACCTCCCTCCACGAATAGAGGAATGCTCGGAGTCTTGATGTGCATTCCGATCATGGCATTTGGACTCTGTATGTCAATTCCAGCATCATACTTAATCCCTTCAATGGTGACAAACTGCGTGTTTCCCCCGATTCTTACGTTTGCAAATGTCCTTTCGTTATAAAACTCAATTTGTCCGGCAGACAAATTGAAACCGACGTATTTATTTGTTTCATTTTCATAAAGGATCTTTGAGGACAATACCCCCGAAATGATGGAGAACGGGCCAATACGTCCTTTATCCGCCGTGATTGTTCCTGTAATCTCTGCTAATTTGCATTTAAAATACCCGGTTTCACCGTTGATAAGAAGAGTTTCACCTTTGTCATTAAAAGACTTGAGAACCTTGTCTTTGAACATGAAGCCGGCTACATTCGCACCATCGGCAAACAGGGTGTCAGTAGCGATATTCACAAACTTCTGCATGGCTTCCCAATTGGAATCACCGTTGACAGATGTGGGGGCAGCGGTAACGGAAGCACCGTAATTCTTTACAAGGAAATTATAATAAACTCCCCCTATCAGATATATGACCTTATCCCGGTAATCCGCATTCCAGACATAAGTCTGTCCTGATGCGAATACACCTCTGTCACGGGGAAACGCCCCTGTTGCTCCGGTTGCTCCTATGGCACCATCATTAGCTACACCCACCCCTTTTTCAGCGACAAAATTATTATTCCATGCGTTCGCGTCCGATGCGGATTGATAAGCCCGGACGGCAAACTGGGTGTATCCGGCTGTCGCTGGAACGGATATCTGATTGCTTAGGGTAGCACCTACATGAGCCAGCCAGCTTCCGTTATACTTACGGGCTGCCAGATAAAGCGTGCTGCACGTGCTTACATTGCCTGCCACATTCTGTTTGCAAGTGACAAGGAATCCAGACGGGGATGGCGTGCCCGTACTGGTGAAGTTGATCACGCTGACAGGACTGTCCAGCCAGTAGGATGCCGACGGTCCGACGGGGGCAACCATCTCCTGCCAGTCTGCATGTACCGTCCGGTTCGCAGATCTGCCGGCGAGGATGTATCCGCCGTTTCTTTTCCTGCGGAGTCTGCCGTTTCTGAACCTTGCAATTTTAATCGGAGGGTTGGAGGTTTCAACCTTGCTTAAGTAAGATCCTCCGGCAAACGATACTGTACTGTTCTTGGCATACGGAGTATTGGCGGATTCCCAATGACCGGCTGCTGTGATGCTCTCACCATCCTTTCCGTCACTGCCGTCCACAACCATCGGGACAGTTTCGACATCAACCGCCTGACCGTTCACGTAGAACACGAACTTCAAGCTACTGGTAAAATTACCGGAAGCCACCCCGACACCATCACCGATGGGAACCTCGGCCGCACCGTCACGACTGTACTTCAACTCCCCGTCCGTTGTGGCCGTAGTGACCGCACCGACTGTTTTCATACGCCGACAGGATACCGAAGCTACACTGTAACCGCCGTTCTTGTTCTTGCTGACCATCGTGACCGAAGTGACAAGGCTATAAATTACCGCATCGGAACCGTCCGCCCCGCCACGGACACCGGTTATCTTGAAAGTCAGTTCACGGGTATAGAGCTGCCCGTTCTTCATTGCAGCCAGTGTGATGGTGACCGTATTCTGTTCCGGAACCGACTTTCCGGCAGCGACGGATATCGCCACCGCTCCGGTGGCCTTGCTTGTGCTTGCCGTGAAACCGGCAGGCGTGCTGACTGTCAAAGATTCAAGGGTGAGTTTCTCGGTACCGTACCACATGGACACATGGGTAGTCCATGACTGTGCGGAAGTAGTAACGCCGGTACTGGTAAGAGCGACGCTCACCATCTCATTGTCAAGGTCGGCCATGATATTCGACTCCCCGTCCTTACTCCAACGGTGCACAGGGGCCGGAGTGCTCCATTCACTCCATACTCCATCACGCTTCACACGTTTGCACGCCCATTCCACCTGATGGTCGGCATCCACGCCAAGAAAATCATCTGTCCAGCCTTCCGGTATATAATCATCCTGCTGCTTCGATTCCGGCTTGTCAGGGGTAAGGCCGATGATGTTGGTACGGGTGTAGATCCACTCGTAACCTTTGCCGTCCTTACCGTCAGTTCCGTCTTTGACCATGACCATCCACAAACCATTCCGGTATATGTAAGTACAATGGTCAGCCGTATTTCGGTAGCTGTCACCCTCCTTGGGATTGGACGGATGGGATGCGAATTCACCAAGGAAGGTGATGCTTTCGCCTTTCAGCTCACGCCCGTCCAGAAGCATCTCCCAGTCTTCATGCACGGTCCAGTCGGCTGACTTCCCGGCAAGGATATAACCGCCATCCTTTTTGCGACGATAACTGCCATTCTTGAACCTTGCGATCCTGATGGGAGGATTGGATGTTTTCACCTTGGAGATAAAAACACAGCCCGCCAAAGTGACCATGGTATTGACCTCGTATGGGGTCTTAGAGGATTCCCAATGACCGCCACCTATTACAGACAGGCCCGGATCACCCTTGTCACCTTTGGCGGCTGATACAAGCCAGTCCGGATTGTTTTCGGATGGCTCGGAAGTAGTGCCCTTGTCATTGACGCACAACCATGTGGAACCGTTATGGGGCACACGGGAATAATACGCATACTTCCTGCCCGGCTCCCAGCTAGGGAAGTCGATAGGAACGCGGACTGTGCTACCGGTAATTTCATCAATTTGAAAAATCAATCCCGTCATGATGATATCCTGCAATACTGCCGAGAACCTGTCGCAGTTGATCCCATTGATGGTCATACCCTTCTTCTTGCCGAACCAGCTCTTCATCTGTGCCGGCTCCGGGTCCCAGGTGTTGGCATTGTCAACAAGGGTGATGCAGCAGTTACCGTCACGCACGTCTATGATGATATAAGTCTGACGCTCCTTGTCGGTGAAGTTCCCCGTCTGTCCGAGACGCATCTCGTTATGGGGAACGAACTCATATCCGGGACGCGGAACCATCATGAATGTCTTCTCGTCATAATCTGCGGAAGTGATACGGTACTGTATTTTCCGGAAACCAATAAAGTCACCGGTAGTGACGCTTTTGTCATGCCAGAAGCCCAAAAGGATATCGTCCGGCTTCTGTCCCAGCGGTACACCATCCTCCAGATCGGGGGTGACAGTATAACTGCCGTCACTATTGGCGATAAAGCTTTTTATCTTCAGCCCTCCGCCGGGACTTATAGTATTGTATCCCTCAAAATAAGTCTGACGATTGAAACGAAGTTCAGGAACACTCAAAGAGCTGCGCAGAACCAAAGCCTCCAGCTCGGCACGGGCATCCTCACCGATGTAACCGCCCTGAACACCGGTGATAAAGTCACCGAACTTGGCGTATTTCTTGATGACGGTTCCGCCCAACAGGGATAATAGGAAACCGGTGCGTTCCTCCGTGTCCTTGCGCATGAACATGATCAGCGAGCGCAATGCGGAATACACGTTATGGTCTGTTGCAGGGGTGGAGTCGTGGCTTCCGATCACATACACACCGCTGCCACCACCGCCCGTATAGGTCTGTCCCTTCAGGGTAAGGCTCTCAACCTTTTCCTCCAGCTCCCCGATACGGGAATAGGCGGCGGTTTCCCCGACAGTATAAACAGGTGAGTCAAAGGAATAGTCAAGATTGAATTCAAATCCGATAACCCTTGACTGTCTTCCGTTCTCGAAATAAGCCTTGTTGATAAGGTTGACCTTTTGACCGATGCTGTAGAGGTTGTGAATGCCATCCTCACGGTATGCGTCATTTGACATCATCGTGCAGCCATAGGTACTCGGGTCTATCTTGGATTTGGCAGCGTACTTTTCAGTCTTTTCCTTCAACTCCTGCTCGGCGGCACCCACAAGCCCCAGCTCGGTTATTTTCGTACTGTCCCAGCCGGAAAGCACATATTCATCTCCATCCTGGGGAAAGAGCACATCACCGGGAAGCGGTCTGCCATAGTCCTCATTCCTGACTATCTCCCAAAGCTGTGCCTCAGGGTTCCATCCGCCATCCTCCAATATCTCCGGCTTTCCCTCAGGATTGAACTTCACGGCAAACTCCAAACCGTTGAGAAGTCCGGACGCGAAACGTATCCTCAGCTCCTGACCGGGGAGGATATATTTCTTGGAAAAGTTAACACCCGTGTCCCTAAAGCGGTAGGCATTCCATTTTTCCTCGGTGGTTGTGCCGTCCTCATTCTCCACCTTGTCCGTCACTTCGATAGTGGTGACATCCGACATGATGCCCGTTCTTCGGGGATAGACTTCATCGAAGATAACCACCTGCTCGACGGCTTCCTCAGTAATCATATCAGGATAAGCGTCAATGTAAGGAGTGCCTTCGGGCAACATTAAGCGTTTTTGCACCACGCCGTTCACAACCACAGTCTCGTCAACCGGACGGTAGTCAGATGGGATATTCTTTGTTGAACCAAAAGCGTAGATACGGGTGGCATAAGTGGACCGGGATTCTGACTGTGACATTTCCTGCACGTTTTTCCCAATCTCGAAATCCACCGCATCGCCAGACTCACAACGTCCGAAATGGATGATGTTTTCAGTCACCCAGCATTCGCAATCCCATTTCTTTGCCATAGAGAAGCAAGCGTCAAGGATGTTGATGTTATCGTAACTCATCAACTGGGACTTGTTTTCGACTGTGGAATCAATGGAGAAAACAAAATCCTGTCCTTTGTATGTGTAACCAAGAGCTTTCAAATTTCTAAGGACTATACCGGCTTGTACGTCAAGCGGGGCGGTCAGGTTCCAGGACGCCTCCTGTCCGGCCGTTTCCGGGGTATATTTGAAGATTTTGTTTTTCCATTTCCAGTAGTAGGCGTCAAGCTGAAGCTCATAGTCGTATGCCCCGGTTTTACGGTTGTACTTGGGTTTGTACAGATCGCATAGTTCGAACCGTCCGAAACGTGTGTCCTCCGTCCAGTCGCCCAGTTTGAAAAAGACAGGAGATTTCAGAGAGAACTTCAAAAGTATAAAGTCCTCCTTCATCAGAGTGAACTTACGTTTGCTGCTTTTTCTGACAACATCCTGATAACATGGTGTACCAGCTGAATTTCTGATCTCAATTTTCATACAATATCTTTCCTGTCGCCCGGATTGGGTTCTTTGAGTTTGACCATAAACTTACCCCGGCATTTTCCGTAACTTCCATACTTGCCGCAAGACAGATAGTACAGATTGTAAATCTTTCCCAGTGCCGGGATTTTCAGTGCAATTTTACCCTTTACCAGTTCGGATACAAAGGACGAATATTTATCCAGATAGTCACTTTGCGAGTTTCCCGTAATAAAAAAAGGCAGGGTGAGCTCCCTAGAATCCATCTTGCAGATCTCAGGCGATGAAGTAATCTGTATGCCATGTTCCAACCTGCTGTCATTTTTCGATATAGTCCTTCACAGGAGGGGGTGTCAGTATAGCCTCCAAAGCTCCGTCCATCAATTCCGCACCCCATGTACTCCAGATATTCCTGCCATTAATAAAAGCATTCCTCTCCATAATCACATTCCTTTTGTGTTTTTTTCTATCTCGGCAAGAGTGTCGTCCATGCCGCTCAATATGCCGGTATATTTTTCAATTTTCTCCAAATGATCGTTGCATTCATGCAATACATCGCGCATTTCCGTGACACACACCGAATGAGCAGCAAGTTCCTTTGCCATATTCAATGCTGCCGTGGAAATAATAAGCATATTCGCATTCATTTCCGTTCCTTTGGTTTCCAAACGTACATTAGACTCATACATGGCTGTCAGCCGTCCGCTGATCTCCTCACCTGTTTCCTGGCTCATGGTGGTGGAATATCCTTTGGAAGAGGATTGGGAATAAGAGTCTCCGGATGCGTCCCATCCGAAGATATCCGCCAGACTGTCTCTCTCGGCCAGCACTGCTTCAGACAACTGTTCCTGCATCTCACGCAATGCATCAACCTCATCTTTCGTATAACCATCCTCACCATATTCTGCCCAGGTTTCATATAGTTTTCTGACCTGTTCCTTGTACTTGTCGGCCATCATGGCTCTGATAATGGATTTGCGGAGCTGTTCCTCCAGATTCTCGGCCAGTTCTTCATTTCCGTTCTCCAGATCGGATATCATCTCCCAGTAAGAATCCTCAAAACTGTCAAAGGATATACCGGTAACCTGTTCCTTCACCGCCTCCAGTATTTCCTTTTCCGTTTCGCCATATTTGATGATATTTTCCAGATGGTTCCTGAACTCTCCGTCCATAACAGACCAGAGGCCGGCATAATTCTCCCTGATGGACTGCAAGACTTCCGGGGACATATTGATCATATCTTTCATCTCGTTGAACGTCACACCGTACTCCCTGGATATCTCCCCAGCGACATCACGCCAGTTCTGTCCTTCCCATTTGTAGGAGCCTTTCCACATCCTGTAGCCCTGGCTGTGACTTCCGATACTGCTGCCGGCACTCAGACGTGCCTCGGCAAGTTTCTTTTGTACATCCAGCTCGTTTTTTGCAATATTCAGAGCTTCCTCTCCGGCTTTGGATGCTTCTGCACCGTAACTTTCATTTATATATGCCTTTTTTTTGTCAAGCAGCTCGTCCCAGATATCCAGTAGATTATCATACTGCGCCACCATCTCATTATAACCGGAATAATCAGCGCCATGGAAAATACCACCGGCCCCCTTGATCCCAAAAATGGACCCCACCGTATCGAAAATTCCTCCTACGGCATTGCTCACAGTTTCCAGTATATTTCCCACGAATTTGTCAAGCCCCTGGTCACCGATTTGGTCAAGTATGGCCAGGATGGCAGCAATAATCCCGCCTATCTTCGATCCGGATTCCGAGAGTACGTCAACCAATGACCCGACACTATCCCCGAATGAGGAAAGACTTACATCCGCCTCCCCGAGCTGTGCAATGGCATTGGTGACTCCGGTTATATTGTCTATAGCCTTCTTTGATGACTTGTCCACATTCGTTTTCGCATTCGTGACATTCTGGGATGCTGTATTAAGCTTTTTCTTCGCCACCTCCTGCTCGGCATGTGTTCCACTTTCCAAGGACATATTATATTCATCCTGAGCCTTGGTCAGTTCCTCCTGAGCTTTTCTCAGATTGTCCAACTGGTCTGGAAGATCACCAAGCAGTCCGCCTTTGTCAATAATGGCGGATTGTATCCCGTCTAAAGCTTCGTCAACAACCTTTTTTTGCTCTACAGCCATATTCTTATACTCATCGGATTCACGGAACAGTTTCAACTGTGCCCTAACTTTGTCAAGCTCTTTTTTAGACACCTTACTTAAATCCCCGAATATCAACTCCCAATTGATCTCCTGCTTCAACTTCTCAACATCCAGGGCCGACAGAGCTTCCTCAAACTCCTTTTGCAGGGATGCGATCCTGCCTGCATCAGACTCACTATCCATCAAATTCCTGTATTTGCGCGTCAACGCCTCCTTTTTCCCTTGGAAGGTGCCGTATTTGATCAGATATTCGTCCCATGCACTTTCCTGCTCACGCAAACCCTCTTTCCTCTGACGTCTGGTGGTATTGCTGATGATCGTGTCAAATGCCGACGTATCCACGGACACCGAGTACGAGTCAAAGGATTTTTTCACATAACGCTTGTCCTTTTTCGCCTTCAGTTCCTCCTCGGCCTCGAACTTTTCTTTCTCAAATCGGATTACAGCCTGGATATAGTCATCCTTCTGCCGCCGCAGAAGCGATATCTCCCTGCGGTTGTCAAGTTCCCGCTGTGCCAGTTCCTTTTCAGCCCCGGCCTCCATAGCATCAATACGGGTTTGGGCTATCCGGTATTCCAGTTCCTCCTCCTGACGCTGACGCTCCTGCAAATGTTTCTTCTGCAAGTCCTCCAGTTTCACACTCTGCGCATTAACCGCATTGGCTTTCTGAGGATCCACCTGGATATCCGTCTTGCCGGAAAGAATGGTGCGGGCCATGTCCCTGTACTCGCTGTCCGCATTTTTTTCGTCTGCAAGCCATGTTTCCAGCTGTTTCTTGTTCATCTTGATGAACTCATCCCGCATCTTGATCCTCTTCTCGTTGTCCTCCAGGGACTTCTCCAGACTCTCACCCCGCAGTTCCCGGATTCGGAGCTCAGCACCCTTGATCATGTCGCCATACTTCCTGACATCATCATCAATACGTGCCAGTGTGCCCGGAGTATTATCGAACCAGGAGGTGGAATATCCGGTATTGCTCATGGAAGAAGTCACATACACCCCTCCGGCCTGCTGCGCCTTCAGCGCGTTCTGGTATTTCTTCCTGTATTCCTCCAGATTATTCTCCTCTTCCTTGATGGCTTCCCGGTTCATATATTCCAACAGTACCTTCTGCTGCCGCACGAACTCCCTGGCTTTGCCGCTGGAAATATCCAGTGCCTGTCCATATTCCCCCACTTTGGTTATCACTCCGGGAATATTGTCCGTGATTTTGGTGATGATGGAATTAAGTTCGGCCTGCTCATCCGAGGATAGTCTGGTCTTGGTCTTCAGCTCATCATACCGGTCCAGCAACGGCATATACTCGGAATAAAGGCTTATAACTCGTTCCTTCTGTTCATAAAACTTTTCATTGGCGGTGGATACTGTTGTATTGACAGTTTCAGCCATTCTGTTTTTCAAGCTGATCCATAAATCTCCAAGCCAGGACAACCGTCTTCCTAGTTTCAATTTGGCATTTTCCAACCTTGCATCAGCCTGAGCAGCCTTGTCAGATGCGGATACATACAATCCGGATTGTGTTAGCTGGCGGTCTATGATATTGGACACCCCTTTCATGAAATCACCAGTTTTGGCAACCTCCTCATTGATTTCTGCGGCGGAAAGTCCTAGGTTGTCCAGTATAAGAAGCGACTTGCGCCCCAGACCGGTCACAATAGAGTCTGTCATATATTCCACACTTTGGCCGGTCTGCTGCGCCTTCAACTGGGCGAATGCCAGATATTTTCCCATATCATCAACCGGGATCCGGAAATCCTTTGCCTTGACCGTTGCTTTCATCAGCTCAAGATCCGACAAGGTTTCCTTAGTGGCAGTACGAAGGTTTGCAAGAAGATCAGGGCGGTCCAACTTCTCAAATGCATGAAGAACTCCGTCAGCCTGAATGGCCACCTCCACACTTTCCCTGACAAATTCCTTTGCTTTGGACATGCCGTTTTTGAAAAAATCAAGGGCAGCCGCTCCGGCGGACGCAAAAAATCCCACCACCATAGCTTTCATATTCCCCAGTTTCAGGAATGACCCGGAAGTTTCATTGGTTCCGCCACGCAGACGGGCCATCGCCTCTCGTGTTTCCTCCAGCTGCTTTTCCAAACGGGCATATTCTTCCGGATGAAGGGACTTGACAGTATTGTCCAGCTGTTTTTGAAGCCCGCGGGCCTCTTTGGCCAGTTCCGCATAAGTTTTCTCGGTGCTCTTCATGGAGGAGCGGAGAATCTTCACTTTCGCATTATTATCGGATATGGCTTTGGAATTGGATTTCAGCTCTGCCTCCAGACGTTTGTACTCATCGCTGCCTTTCTTGCCGGAGGCTACCAGTTCTGTCATCGAATTGCGCAAACCATCATTCGTCCGTTGCAGCTCACGGGAGGACGCGTTTAGACGGTTCAGTTCCTCACGGGCCTCACTGGTATTCAGGGAGAGGGTGAACTTTATATAATCATCTTTCAGTTTCTTGTTCATACGGTTACTTTTCAGCAAAACTAGTAACCGGCAAGGAAGGGGCAAAGGACGGGAGAAACATGAGAAGCCCCGCATGTCCATGGACAACGGGGCAAAATATCAATGAGGACGGTATCCGGGACGATGCGCACTGTCATTCCCGTCCGGCCAGGGAAACAACTTCTCCAGCCGGTTGCGGATCTCCTTGCGGAGTGAATCGGACATGCCCGCTCTCAGATCAGGCAATGCGTTGTTGTACACTATCCCCCATATCTGACGGTTATAGATACGGAGATCGCGTTTCTCCCGCATGTCAAGAAAACGTATATAAAGAGGGTAGCCCGTTTCCAGCATTATCGGATCCACCCCCGTTATCTGGAACTCGGCCGCCGCAAGACGGTCACGCAGATGACCTGTACGGCCAGGCACAATTTTATCCGGGCGGAATCTCACCTTAAGTTGTCTTCCTTCCCGGTAAATACCTCTTTCCGCAATATCCAACTGCCGTTGATAAATGGTCTTGAAGTCACGGGACAGGGTTCTTTTGAAGAACTCCTCCCTCACAGGGTTCCATCCGTCACTCATTCCGTACCAAGTTTAAACGACACACTCCAACCGCTGTAATCCGTATAGAATCCTGTTTCCGGGGTAGTGGTCATCCGGTCAAGATTACGCATAAGACAGCACCCCCTGTTCCTGTCACCACGCATCACATTCTTGATGCTCTCGACAAGGGGCTGTGTATCTTCCAGCACCCGAACCGGACCACGGCGCTGCATATCCATACGGTCCATCAGAAATATAAGGCACAAGTTATCCTCCTCCACATTGTCCGGATCCGTACCTGTCTCCTGTGCGGACGGTACGACCACGAACAGAACCGGAAGCTCGTCAGAACTGATACTTTTCAGACAGTCGCTCATGTCCTGGTCCACATTCACTACTCTGACGGAATGTATGCCTGGTACACGCCGCATGACATTCTCATAATACTCACGATAGGTTTTCAAACTGATCATAGGCTCTATCTTTTGGAATGTAATTTCTCAAACTTCTTTCTGTAAAGGAAATAAGGATATCCCAGAACGGTGTCGCCCTCACCTCTGCATAGTTCCCGAATGCCCCGTTCTCAGCGATATCCATTCCAATGCCCGTCCAGCCGGTATGGTCATCCGCTTCCGGCTTCTCATCTTTTCGGAAAAGAATCCGCAAGTCAACCGTTTCACCGTCAATTTCCAAAGGCTCCTCCCGGATGATGGCGAACACATTCATAAAAAACAGATAAGCATGAAGGCAGAGCAGAATTGGCGGTTCCGCACCTTCCCTTCCCGTATAAAGAGCTTTTCCGAACTCCCGTAATATCATGTCCCTGTCGCCGCCACCCTCATCACCCATCCGTCTTACCAGTGCCATGCACTTGCAGAAGGTGTCAAACGATACCCCGTTGAGCATGTCTTCCGGTCCGTGAAAGCCGTTCCATTCCGGAAGGAGGTTGATTCCGGTACTCAGGTCCAGCCGGAAAGATTTTCCCTCACGAATAACGAACGGATCCGTCAGGGACAACAGTGCCAGCGTTTCCTCCCATGTGGATGGAGGAAGATGCCCCATATCAACTGGGAGTGCCAGAAAAAGAGACAGAATTTTCAAACGTATCCCGGGTTCCGACAATATATGCTGGTTAGCCATGGTGGCGATCTCCAGATAACGGTAATACTGGGCAGGTGTCAGTTCCTCAAGCGTTTCCGGCACACTCACTTGTCTGTTCTGATAATATATTACACGCATAAAAATCAAAAGGTTATCCCCTTGCTTTGAAGCGTGGGGCCTGAAACATAGAAATCAACCTCCTCAGGCGCGGCGTCCAAAGCCGCCACCGTATCCTGCAATTCCTGAAGATACCGGTCGGCATCGGCCTGAAGACTGTCCGCCACACTTTTCCGCGCCTCTTTCTCTGCCCGTAACTTTTCCTTTACAGTTCCGGTCTGCTGCACCTGTACGATACCTTCCGGAATAACCTCTACAGGCAGGCGATCAACCGCTTTCTTGATGGCCAACAGTGCCAGAGGTCGCTGGCATTCCTCCAAAAGAGTGTCACATACGTCCGGATCCCTTCTGACAAGCCAATCAAACCGCTCCTTTCCGACAACAGGCAGAATGTCTGTACGCTGTATTTCACGCAGGATGGGAACCAGTATGAGAAATAGACGGTGGCTGCCGATATGATAGAACTCGTCAAACTCGTCCTTGGTACGGATGAGCAATCCGTCCATCTGTCTTTTAGCCAGGCTTTTTTCCCAGAAGTCAAACTGCTTCTCCTCCAAGAATCCTACCAGAGCATCCACCGACTCATATGCCAGATTAAGTATGTTCATTTCATCCTTATATTCCTGAAGGGCAGTCAGCCCCTTCTCATTCTCTCCCAGTTTCCTCTGCCTTCCGCTACCGCCATGCTGTGCATCCAACGTGGGAACAACCTTTACCCATGCGAAATATGCCACGGCACGCTGCGCCATGAATACAAGTTCCTCTTTCTCTGGATCCAGGTCTTCATCCCAATAAAGGTCGACTATCGCCGAAAGCACGTCCGCCCCGATAATACAGGTCAGCTGGCGTGCGGCCAAAGGCAGTACCGGCTTCCACTTGGAATAGTCCAGGCTGTCGGAAATCATTCCCAGCGCCACAACAAGCTCCTGGCGCCCTTCTCCGTTTCTGTCGAATATCATTTTCATAACTTATATATTTTCTTTCATACGGTTTCCCGGCGACACGTTCTCTTCCTGACTCACCACATTCCTGTACAGTCCGATACGTATATCTGTTCCCGGCCAGTTAGCATTGATATACTCCTGCACCGGCTTGCAGAGTATCATGTCCGGAATAGCCGTTTCAGACGCATTGTAGACCTTGATGGAATACAGTTTCTCGCTTCCACTGCTCAGTTTGTTTTCCAAAATGAGGTTCGCCAGCACCGGATCAATTCCGAACCCGGAGGTGGCAGCAGCGTCAGCCTTGTTGCTGATTCTAATCTGTGCCTCGATGTAATCCTTCACCTTCTTATCAATAGGAGTCACCTTCCATCCCTCAAAATCGTTGGCTTCATCGCTCCAGAACCGGGTGGTGTGCATATATTTTCCCACATTCTTCATCCCGGTAATACCTCCGGCAAATTTCTCCATGCATTCATCCTTGTAATCCTCCAGCATCTTGGCCGTATAGGTTTCCCCACGCTTGCGACATACGGATTTCAAACGTTCCTCCGCCTTGTCCCAATACCCTTGTGGAGATTCTATATGCAGACTGAGCGCGCTGGAATTCAGATTATAGTTATGCAGTAATGGTGCCAAGGTACCGGCTATTTCCAGCCAGTCAAAGGCTCCTAGAAAACGCGGGGTACTAACAAAATCCTTACAGAAGGAATAGATGTTGTAATATCTGGCCGACACCGGATATCGGAAAGGATCTGCCGGATCAAACATGGGATACCTCTCCATATATTCAGGATCCGGGAAAGGGAAATCTCCCACGACAATGCCTTCCGGATCATTTTTCCCAGGGGGAGGGTACAACAGTCTGGCACGCTGGTAAGGGATATGCTCCAACCTTAGTAGCTTTCCCCGCCCGCCAATACGGGGCGCACGGTTGCGGACAAACTTGATAAAGAAGCCCTGCATGTGGGTGAGATCAACCAGACAACGGTGCATACAAATCCGATAATCCCAGGAAGACATGTCCGACTCAATATCAGGTGCAAGCACCCATTTTTTGTAGAAACGGTTGTCCGTATCATCAATTGCATCCTCATAGAACCGGGGACCGTCCCCCCATTGCAGACCGGCAATCTTGCCAAGAATACCCTCGCCGGCATAGAACCGATCAAGCAGGCGCATGACCTCTCCGGGCATATCATTGTTATCCCCCATCGGAACGATATCATATCCGGCCACACTCATTTTCCTCGTGAAACAGGTGTTACGGTTATGGTTCAGCATGATACTGGAAGGTTCCCATCCCTTACCACGTCCTGATATGTCAAAGGAATAAAGCGATCCATTGCCGGGGTCCACAAAGCCGAAATTTCCGCTACGTCTTACCTCCATATTACAAAACTGTTTTCTGTCCGTTAAATTCCACTACCAGAATCTGCCAGCAGTTCAATGCGTTGCCTGTTTCCGTATCGACAAGAAACAGTTTATGACTGGCATTCTCTATTTTTTCATCAGAAGCCTTGGAACGAAGCCTGGCCGCTTTCAAAAACACCAGATCACCGCCAGACTGTTTCTGACGGTTGTATTTCCGGAATTTGATACTGAATGTCCCTTCAGCTTTGCTCACCGCTTTCATCTCCTCGACTGCGGTATATAAATTAATTTGTCCCATATTCGCTATTTTTCAAGCAAATATGGGACAAATGCAATATGGGATAAAGGACAGGACTACTTGCTTTGTGGATGCAATTTCTCTATCAGTCCTGCATAGAACCGAAAGAATTGCACCAAATCCAGATTTCTTTTCAAATTGTCCGGTTCCATCAACTCAAAGTCATCCAACAGAATATCCGTCAATTTCTCCGTATGCTCCCGAAAGGAACCGGGCTCATGATCCTGTATATTAGCCAGCGCATCTATCACTTGATCTGTTATGACAGCATTCGGGTTAAATCCTTCTTCTTTCATTTCAGGCCTCCTTCCAATATCTTAGGGTTTGTAGATTCACAGAAACGGAACTCGCCGCGTATTGGATAAATATGAACTATGAAGACAGTATTATACGGATTCTTATCGGGATAGACCTCAATATGTATATCATTGTTTCTGGAAACATCCACACGAAGCGGTTTGGTTCTTGGAAACTCTTCATCCAACATGGACGCTTTGGCACGAACACTCTCAATAAAGGCATCACGTGACAGTTCATCAGGAATCAATACATGAGTGAAAGTGGAAATCCACTGGTTCATAGCCCTGCCTTTATTGTTGACAGACAGGTAAGTTTTGGGCTCATCAATAAAGAATTTCATCTCATACCTCCTTTCCAAGCAAGATGTAACGACACAACAAACCAAGCCAGGCAAAGCAATGCAGGAACAGCCGACACAAAACCGGCACATACCAATGCAGAAAAAGCTAAGGAAGCATGAGCCATAAGGCACACCTGACGGTTAGACACTGATTCTTCAAGTACGGAAGAAAATAATTGATTTTCACGGTTCAGCCACATAGTTAGGACTGACGATTTGCTCACGACATTTATGTCGGTAGCAGGAATTGAAACTGTTTGTTTCATACGGATTGATTGCTTTAGCGTTTCGGCAATAATAGAACGCAAGAACGGCCGCCGTTTCCCGAGTTCGCTAAAACAATCAATCCGTAGTCACTCCGTAGAGCAATTAAGTTGATGGGAAAGGCAGCCGTAACTTTTGCACAACAAGTTGTGACTTCTACAATCTCCTATATATCATTTTGCTGACATCTGCAAAGTGAATCTGTATGGGCATAAAAAAAGCCCATTAAACTATCATGAGCATTAACCGCGCTCTACGTTCCTGACCAACAGGATTGAATTGTTTTAGCACTGCAAATATGAGAATTATTTTTTTATCCACAAACTTTTTGGGATTTTTTTTGAAGGCGGAGCACTGCCAGTGCCATGAAGGTAAGAGAAGCATGAGCCATAAGGCACATCTGACGGTTAGTAAACTTTCTTCCGAAATGAAAATTCTCTGATTTCAGTCATATAGCTGACCTCTCCACTGCTCTTACGGATAACGATAAATAATTAAGTGATTAAGAAACAACCACAAAAAAAGCCCCGAACTTAAATGGTACGAGGCATAAAATCTTAAATGTCATTCATTTATAGGTACATAAAATGTAGTTTTTGACGGAGTATAGATACCACAAGTAATAACCTCCAAAAAACCATTTAAAAAAGTATGGTGGTTTTTGATTGCATACTTCTGACGATCCCCAACATATTGCTTGATATCTTTCTTGTTTGATGCTGGTGATATCAACCCGAAAAGAAAATGATTGTTTGTCTTTGAGTTCAAAACTCTTTTAGGTTCGTCAATCTCCATGCCACCTACATACAATTGAGAACTATAACATGAAGACAACAATAAAGATAATGTGCTAACTAATACTAAAAGCATTACTTTTTTCATGATTTTGTTTTTTACGAGATTATTATTTAATTGGATCAGCAAATGTACTGATAATATCCAACATCCCGAATTTCCTAGCGGATTTTTATTACCTTTGCTGATGCATCAAAAATATGAACCATGACAAAAGAACAGGAAGATTTCAAGCAGTTACAAAAAGAAGTAAGCCTTATTTGTATGCACCTTTATCAGATCAAAAAGTTGATAATAAACAGTCTAATATTCCTTTTGCTTGGCCTGATAACAGGACTTCTGTTATAAATGCACATCCTGTTCACAGATTTCAATATCAGGCAGCCAAATCCGAAACATCTTTTTTACCTTGTTTACACAGCATTATATCAGTATAACAGCTACTGTAATTCACACAGGCATTGAATTCCACTTTCACACAATCCTTAAAAGGATTACCGATTGAGGGATTATCCCCAATCCAACTGCATAATTCAAGAATGGAAGATTTATTGGATGTAAAATACACAAACGAATGCTCCTTCAGAACATGCAGGACATTCAGATAATCAGCCAGATGCCAGTACATTTTATATGTTCCGACTTCTGTACTTAAATAAGGGGGATCAACCAGGAAAACCACCCCCGGAACATCCTTGTAACGTTTGAACACTTCCTTATAATCCTCACTGACAATGGTTAGCCCTTCCAGATAATCCTTCGCATCGGAATAGTCAGTCCGGTGGATAGTGTTATAAAACGTTTCTTTCCTCATATTATCCAGATTCAGCACATATTTCATGGAAAACAACAGGGATGACGACAATGTGATATAATCAACGTAGCCATGTTCCTTTTCCTCCTTTTCAATACGAGCCAATATTCTTTCACGGGCTTCACCGGTTATACGTTTCTTTCTGGGGAGTTCCGCTGTTATCCTTCGCAAATCTGCCAGCAACTGATTGGTATTCGGTATATTGTCAAGCCGTTGCCGGTAGTTGTCGAAATCATTATATACCACAACAGCATCAGGTCTTACCCGTTTGGTGATGTGGGACAGCAGCCCCGATCCACCAAAAAGATCCACAAAAACGGTACTGTCTGGGAATCGGTCCAATACTTTGATGAATTCTTTGGCAAACATACGTTTCTGCCCCACAAACGGAAGCGGGGCAGACAGATACATATTTCTCATGTTACTTTCCATTTAAAAAAACGCCGCAAAGATCTTCTGAATTTATGAGAAACAGGCAGGATCAGGAGCGTTACCCACTGCACGACATATGCAGCAGATCAGACATTCAGTTCGAAACGGACAGTCTCGTCACCGGCAAGCAGTGCACGGGTACCTGGGATATTGTTCTCGTAAATATGTACATTTCCCAGGTAGAGGGTGATCGACTTCAGGGGAAGTTCTATCTGCCGTGCCATCAGGTACAGATGATAAATGTCAGCAGGCAATCCGAGATTTGCATCACTGCTGCGCTGGTATGCGGACAACACCAGTTCTCCATTGTCAATCTGAAACTGCACCAAGCTCAGGCAGGGCGTCTGGTTGCTTTCCACACCGGTCTCACCCAGGAAAAGCACATAATTCTTACTGTTACGTTTCTCCCTGTTGATTTTGTCTATGAGTGGCGGCAGCTTCTCAAAATAGGTGGGATAAGAGTTCACAAGAATGGATCCGCAATAATCCCACCAATTGATGCCGGCCTCTCGGTACTTCTCCACGTTACGTTCCCCCTGCATGAACAGCTGGAGCTCGCTACGGAGCTTCTTACGGGCAATATTATGCCCCCTCAAAGATATCCAACAGATCCGCTGGTGTAAGTACCAGAACCTCATTCAGAAGGTACTGTATGTTCCCCTTCTGTTTGATTGCGTTTTTCCTGTGGCAAGTATCTTGTCCAGTACCTGATAATACTTGTTCATAGCCATTCCTCCTTATAAAAATGAAACATCCTAAAGATAGGAGAAACAGACACAGTTCGCCTGATAAAACGGTCCGCTCATACTGCAAACGTCTTACAGTCACTCCGAAACCGCTTAACCAGGGCATAAATCGTTCTACTCGCTGACCGAATATTTTTCAGAAAGCACGGCAACGACATAAGATACTTTCTCTCCTTGGCTTGTCCGGTACATGTATTCCGAATATAACTCCACATACTGGACATCCTCCAGACGGACACCCGCCTCCTGCAACTTTTTCAGCAGCTCACGATTAAAGTTTATTATCTCTATCACTTTCATACAATAATATTTGATTATCTTTGCGCCATCTCACTCACATAACATACAAAATGCGTCACACCGCAGCAGAGGGTATTTGCCCCCGGCTGTGCGGTGTGACGCATCTTTGTGTAAGTATGTGGGTGAGATAACTACTTACAGGCCGGGGGTTCTTTTTCGCCTTCCCCCGCAAGGCATTTCACAAGATCCAGTGAAAAACCATCCAAAAAATGACTGATTTTCCCCTTATTTTCGTATTTATCATTCAAAATGTGCGTATTTCAGCCTTGAATTTTGCTGTAAGAGCACATAAATATCTAGTTTTCAATAAATAACACCATAGAACCAAAATCTTTAAAACCATGTCTTTTGTTTCCGTGCGGGCCGCTCAGAAGTCCCGGGGCAATTGCCCCGGGCAATTTTCGTGAAATATGACAGAGAAAAACGGCGGGATGCCTGGTACGGACAGAAATCACTCCTCAAAACCGGGAATATAGGGATTTGCATTATTGCCACGGGCAATACGGACAATGCGACGCCAGTTTCTGCGCATCATCAGGTATTTGAAAGCGTCACTGAAATTGGTAGAAAACATGGGAAGTTTCTTCGGGGCAAGCTTTTCACTCTTCTTGATCTTGAACACCACCTTGGTTTCACCCTTATAGCGGATGCCGGCTGGGGCTTTCTCAACGCTGCTGACCATTTCACGGCAATTCACCGCATCAACCAGCAATCGGGGCAATTGCCCATTCTCTCCCTTCATCAACTCCTGCATGAATCCGTATTCCTCCGACTGGGGGATGATACTCTGTCTGCGGCTCATCAGAATGACGGTCCATCCGGTCCGCCGGCCATCGGCATCCTTCTCTATGGCATCCTTTATCTTCCTGGCATAATCCTCCCCCTGTCTTTCAAAATTATTGCCGGCCCGGTCATAATACAACGACAGTTCCTTACATTCATGTGAAGCAAAGAAATCCAAGAACTGGTCAGCCAGCTCACGGAACCATCCGGGAGGTATCTCGAAAAAGTTTTTGTGGCATCGGTAATACGCTCCGTCTTCCTGCCCAATCACGAATGAAAGCATGTTGCCGAAGTCCATGCCGCCATCCAAAGGCTCGTCATGCCGCAGATAGCGCAACTCCCGACTATTTTCCGCCGGCTCCCCTCCAGGACTCCCGTCATAATACTTATGCCTTTGCCCGAATAATACATAGAAGCGGACATCACGCCGGAGACCGGGCCGCATACCCAGCACCGACTTGCAGAACTCATGCAGTTCAAGAGTACCTTGATATAAGTTTCGTATATATTCTGGGGTCAGGATATCAACATTGACCAGGGAGGATGCGTTAAGAAAAAAGGTTTGTCTGCGGCGCAATTTGCGCAAGGCCCGATCATAATAATCTATTTTCCTTTCCAGACGCGCCAGCACGGAGTGACTGGGATTGTCTTTCTTCTGCTCGCGCAGTTGCTTCAACAGCAGCCCGTTCCGTTCAAAAGCCGCCTGTACAATCAGAATTATACGGTCTGGATCCATATTGGGTGCATAACGGAAATACCAGTCATATTCCCCCTCGTTGACATCCGGCATATCAGTGGTGATCGTCAGACCAAGAAACAGATGCGATGCCCCGTAAGTGAGAGAATCGCCACGTAGAACAGGCATGGCACGGTTCACCTTCTCGTCCTTGTCATATTTTGACTCGTCATAAAACAGATGGACCACCGATTTGCCGGCAAGCAGTGAAGGGTTATCCAGCGAACCCATAAAAATAACACTGCCATTCCAGAAGGAATAGCAGTTCCGGTAATCATTGACAATTATGGAGCATTTCGCCTTCCAGGAGGCTGGCGGTTCCTTTCCACGGATATAATGCACCCCCTCGTACAGCCCCATCATTTCCCATCCCTTCTGTACGGCGGGCATGATGTTGTCCTTCAGATTGGCATAAGTGTTGGCGACAAAGGCGAAAGGCGCACCGGGCATTTCCCAGATACACCTGTATGAACGTCTGGACTGTATGACCGTACTCTTGGACATACCACGCCCGGCTATGACAACCAGAATGGTCGTATCCACGAAATCGGTCAGCATCTGGACATTATGGCTGAATTTTACATCCACATCCTCATCATTCGCTATCTTCCTCGCTAAATTCCTCGATATCATAAATCATACGTTTTTTCAAATCAAACTTTCTTATCCGTGCGTCCTCTTTCAGATTATCACGCACAGCAATAGGTATCTCCGGTATCGAGTCGATGAAACCCTCCAGTTCCTTTCTATCAATGGCGGGAACGCCCAGATCCTCACGGCTGGCCGTATAGATATCAACCTTTTTCTGGTTTAGAAGCTCTTCCGGTATCTCCGCCTGTTCCTTCCTGAAGCATCTGCGGTATTCACCGGCAAGTTTCAACAAGGCCCTTGCCTCCTTGATCTTGCCGGCCAGGAAAGCGGCGTCCGCCCACTTCTCGGCACGCTCGGCATACAGGGCAGCAAACGCCTCCGGACGGATGTTGTCTTGGGTATAGAAAAAATTGATGCTGTCATTATACACCTGCCGGGCCATCCAGTCTGACAGGCTGTACGGTTCCGACTTCAGCAGCCTGATTATTCCTGCCTTTGTCACCATCCTGCCGTTAGTGAAACGCATCCTGGCACGCAGACCACGTACCATCTCCATTAGAGAGAAATACTCCCTCTCTTCCGGACGCAAAGAATCCAGCGTTCCGGTGGAAAGAATGCGCTGGATCTGATTCAGATCAACCTTTTCAAAGTCCACTCTTGAAGGTCTGACCGGCAATTCACTCATATTCATCCATATCTTTTAACAGATTCTCAAACAAACGGCGTTCCTGGATCTCCGTTAGCAGCTTAACGGCATCAATATTCCCGTCCTCAGCTGCTTCGTGCAGCTTTATCTCGGGAGCGGCCCGTGAGACAAGCACGCCTTCACGGATCAGCCCTCGAATGGTGGTTCCTGGAATACCGGCGTCATATACAAAAAGAAAGCATTCAGAAGCGTCAAGGCCAAGATAGGCGGCAATATCCTCCGGCGCATAACCTAAAGAGGCCATGCGGCGAACATCATTTTTTTGCTCTCCAGTTAGAGCCAGGCTGTCAGGGGGAATATCATTCATAAGATAATTTGTTCAAACATTCTTCTAGGTACGCCAACTCGCATTTTTTTGCAGACAGTAAATGGGCAAACTCGCCACGGTCACAAGGGTGGGAGAAACGCTCCATTTTCAGGAGTAGCCCATTGATCCCGTCCTCCAGCGTCCCCTTCCGAAATATCAGTTTTTTTTTCTGTTTTTCCAGTTCCTTTTCGGCGGCCGATTTCATAGATTCCCATTTATCCACTGCCGCCAATGCCTTCGCACGTTCCTCCTCACCTTCAACGGTTTCAAGCTTCTTCTTCCATTTGGACACGTTGCTGGCCGCATTCTTACGGATATTCATCACCTCAAGATCACTTTTGTTGGAAAGCTCGTCAGAAGCTAGATAGACGGCAATACGGGGATGTTTCCCGAGCAGCACATGATTGTCACGGTAATATTCCAACTCCTCCCAGATACTCCGGTCCTCCAGGTAATTCTCCACAGTTGTTTTTGGCTATGGCAAATGCCTGTTCCAGCTCAACGTCATCCGGCAGTTCCCCCAGTTCCCTGAAAGTTTTTAGATAAAGGTCATAGGCCGTGAACATATCGGCAACCAGTATTTTCAGTACATCCGGACAATCCGGAGAGTTGAGGAAGGGGAAACGGTCACGGAAACGGATCACATTTTCCACAACCGGGGTGACAGGAACATTCACTGCGGTTTTCTCAGCCTTGATCTCTTCCACCACTATAGAAGCTGAAGATATGTGGGGAGAGTCCACTGCCTTCCGTTGCATTGTCCTGAAAGCCGTTTCCGAAATTCCGGCAAGCTTGCGCAGTTCTTCCATCAAGGTGGCACGAAGCAGGTCTGTTTCGGCATTCCGCCGGAAAGTGGCTTTCAGCATCAGATTAAGCCCGTACTCCTCGTACAAAGCAATCCCCTCACGATACGGACGGGGACCGCTCAGATAAGCAATAATTTTTTCTTTCATACGATAAAATTTACAATGTACCATACAAAGAAAAAGCCCGGCAATTGCCGGGCAAAAGACAGGTCGAATAAAAACAGCTTTCAATAAGAAAGTCTGAGTGAACCTATTTTTTGAGAAATGTCTTTCAGCGCATGATTGAATCTGTCCAACTCCTCTTTCAGTTCCCCATGGATGTGGTGAACACTGTTAATACTATATTGCCGCATCTGATCAAAACTGCGCCACCTCGTAATACTTGAAGAAATAATACAATGCCACCTTATGCCATTTGGTCAGGTCCTTGTCTCCGGAAAGTATGGACGATACCGTACATTTGTCAATCCCGGTATAATTACTCAGGTGCTTGGCCTTCAGCCCTAATTTTTCCATACGTTTCCTGACCCATTCGACAGTAATGCCGTCAATATCCTTGCGGTCAAAATTAACAGCGGAAACTGTCAGTTTCCAGTCTTCCGGAATCTCACCTTTAAACATTTCCCGGACACGCTCGTGAAGTTCCTTTTTGGAAAGGAACTGTCCATTCACCAGATCCTTCTGCTCCGCACGGACAATCAGACGGCCTTCGGAGAAGGAAACAATTTCAATTACAATATGCGCCATACGTGCATACTGTCTGGCAAACTCATCAAGTCTCTTTTTAACCTCTGGAGAAAGAGGAAGTAAATCCAAATTTTTCATACTGCATCAATTTACGATTGATTATCGGAATATTTGTTTTTAATCTGTAAAAGGAAGGGCCGAAGCCCTTCCCGTCACAATTTGACAAGTCTTAAATGCGTCAGGTCGAAAATCGCGATCTGCCTGTTTTCACGTCCGAAGCGCTTGGCTGCTTCCAGATCTGTGAAAATCCGGATGCTGTCGAAATAAAACTGTCCGTTTTCTTCATTCAGCCATCCGCCGACTTTCCTTTCGTGCTCTAAAGCATGGTTAAGAACTCTTCTCAGACCATCTTCCCCGAAACTGTCCTGAGTTTCAAGATAAGCGACTGAGATGCCTTTTGTGACCTTTTTTAAGGTTGTAAGGTCAACCGTGAACCCTTCCGGGTTCTGTCTTGCTATCTCCTGGATAGCCTTGAACAATTGTTCCATAATTAAAAGAACTTATGCGGACGTCACCCGCGTTTGTTATGACACTGCAAATATACGAAAAAGTTTGTTACTAGCAAACTTTTTCGTATATTTGAATAATAAAAAAAAGACGGAACCGAAGACCCCGCTTTCCTGAAATAATGAAACCTCACTAAAATAAGAATATGACTTATGCCTGATAACGGCTCTGCTCAATCCATGTACATGTACCGGAACCGGATTCAAAAGCCTGAAGGGTTATCTGGCTGCCCGGACTAGCGGTGAAGGTTTCTCCGCCACGCAGCAGGAACTGGCCGCCGTGAGCAATTGTCGGAGCCACGCCTGACGCTACACCCAGCAGGGTCATCACTGCACCATGCCGTCCGCCGGTCACTTTATTTATTTCCGCTTCACCACCCTGAAGCTGATATTGCCCTTCCGCCGTAAACGGGATGGTAGTGGCAGACGCGCTCACACTCGCCACCGGTTCTTCCGAAGGAACAGTACCCTTATAAATGGCGATGTCATCCCCTTTACTGATCTGGGTAAAAGTGAATTCAGAGGAGTTGGCATCCTTGTTACCGGTATAATTGACTCCCATCTGCATGGGATTGCAGGGAGAACCGAACAGATCCTTGTCCTGACCGTCACAGTAGCTCATTATCACGATACATTTCCGACCGAGCCAGTTGGTCTTGAACTCACGGACCGCCTGCTTGTTTCCCGGATGGTTCCCCTTGACCGTAGGGGTGAAACCAAGTGCGTCAGGATCTCCGTCTGTATTGCTTGTAACCTCCACGGTACCGGGAGTGAAATAGATGTCAGTAGAATAACATCCAGGCTTCAATTGTATGTTCTCGGTCATCAACACACCGGCCGAGTCACGTGCCGGGAACACCAGAATATCATCCACATCAATGATACTCATCATGTCGCGCGGGTTGATCCCTTTACCCGGATTACCTTCCGGGCGCTTCACTGCTCTTTTAACGTATGCCATAATTATAACAATTTAAAATGAATAACAGGGGCGGATTACTCCGCCCGTAAATTTAACCACGTGCCACCTCATAGAATTTGCCACCTGCATAAGTCAGCATGATAAATTTGCCGGCGCTGAGCGTCATGGCATCAGTCAGGACAAAATTACCACTATTAGCGATAGTGGACGCATTCGTATTCCCGGCCCCGTGAATGGTATACACCTCACCTTCCACCGCATCTGTGAAATTCGTGATGGCCGTCGCTTTGGTATTGGGTCCCGTTACGAACACCGTGGCACCCGCCAAGGATGGAGTGGTTGCATCGTTGGCGAACTGTAATGCACCGGAAGCTGCCGTATCACGTCCGATTTCGATGAATTTCCCGTCAGAACGTTTCATCAGACGTATGGTGTCCCCTTTCTTCGGTATCCAGTCGGCACTGATCAAGCTGAACTTATCGGATTTGGTGATCTTTACCCCCTTGTCCTCGCTGCCACACTTGATGGTGACAATTTTACCTACTTCGGCGTTCTCAATATCCGTAATGGTGAACAGGCTGGTGTTGGCCACGGTCTGTACACTGGTATGCAGGGCTACGTTCGGGTTTTTGTCCTTCTCCCCGTCAATGAAGGAAGATGCAGGCCGGTCATACTCGTTACAGAAGATCATCTGGCGGCTGCCGTCCATATCCTCTTTTTTCGTATATTTGAAACCTACCGCACGCGCCCAGATGGATTCCTTCCACAAGGACCATACCTTAAGCGTCCAGTCTTGTTGTTCCAAGCTGAAATTTGTCATTTCACCGGCCACATGCTCGAAGCATTTGATATTGCCCTCCATCGTCCAGAAAATACGCTGGTGATTGTCTGCGTTCGGAATCGGAATCAGCTTCACAGCCGGATATTCCTTAACGTACATCATATTGGCCTTGTAATCCTGGTTCACACCATAGTGCAGCTCGTTGTATTTGTGATACCATACTACCATATAGCTGGGAAGATACAGGGCCAGCTGCCCGCTGTCACGGTACACGGCAGGAATCATTCCCGTACCCTGGAACAGTTTCTCACCGATATTGGCTTCCGTGATCTCACCCAGCACAAACGGCTTGATCTGGTAAACGGTCTTCCCGTTATTAATGTCAATGAAACCGTCAACCTTCTTTCTCAGCCATTCATAAAGCCCGTCGGCCGCTTCCATGGCGCGTCCCGGCTTGTTAAGGTCAGGATCCTTGCGCACGCCGTTGATACGGCGCAGTTCACGCTCGTTATGCAGCTTCTTGGCTGTTTCCGCCAGAATGTATTCAATGAACGACCATTTGATCGCCTGTGATCCTTCCTTGTTGAGAGAGCCGATCCAGGTCTTTTCCAGCTGCTTCAAGTCACGGAACTTATGGGCGAACATGACACTGAACATACGCAATGTCTCGTTGTCGAACTCATATTCACCTTTGGTCACATTGTCGAAATCACTGGAGGTGTTGTCAGCCTGCGAGAACTCACCCAGCCAAATGTTGACCAGAGTGGCCAGATCCTGATATCCGCTCTCCACCGGGAAGATGCTCTCGATACTGGGGAGCTTGGTCAGGAATGACTGCAAACGGTCCTGCCAGCGGATGCGGTAGAACGCACCAAGGTCCTCCTTCAGACGGCCGTAATCCACGGAACTTTCCGCACGGACCTGAATATTGATTCCCTGATTTGCGAGCAGAGCGGCACGGGCACGCATGTTATACGGACGATCCAGCGCGAACATCTCACCCTGCATACCTCCAAGCTGCTTGTCATCATCCAGGTTGAAGGCACCGGCACCCGTATTTTGTTTCAGACCGGCACCCGCACCATGGTCCGGCTCCGGCAATGCGCTCAGTACCGAAATCTTCTGCTTCAGCTCCGCTATTTCGGTATCTTTCCGGGTGATGGCCTGCGTCTTTTCCCCGTCTGTCTTTCTTATTGCATCCAACTGCTCCTGCAAGGAAGCCATTTCAGATACTTTCTGCGCCAGCAGACCACGAATCAGCGCCTCTCCCGAGTTCTCAACAGGACCGGCCTGCTGTTCCTCATCCTTAAAACCATTTTTCAACGCTTCCCCGAAAGGAGTTATGAACTTCTCATCGAAG